GTGAATTTTAAAACTGCATACTTTGGACCGTCAAGAATGGTTTGAGTTGCTACTGCATCAGCCATTTTAACCTCCTAGGTTTACTCGTTAATTATTCTGCTCATTTTAACATAATGAATATGAATTGCTTCTGCCGCAGCAGCACCAGCTTCAATTCCAATATAAGGAATCAAATCAACATCATCTGTCATAGCCGCTGATTTGGTTGTACCAGTTGTAACTGCTGTACCACCTGTAGAACCAGAGGTGCTTGTTATGTTATATTGAATTCCATCTACAAAAATAGACATCTGTCTTGAACTATCAATTTCTATTTTTAAGTGATAAATAGTATTTGCAGCTACAGTTATTGGTAAAACACTAATATGATCTGTTCCACCAATACTATGAACAAAATGCAGTTTTGTAAAATCATCAAAGGATTCAGAGTTTGTAGCATCTGTTTGAAACTTAAAATATGCTTGATCAGCATCTGTTGCTATTAGTTGATCATTAGTTAATTTTAAACCAGCGTATGCTTTTTGATTATCAATTGCAGGTAATGCTATTGATGTTTCAAAATGTACTTGATTCTCAGTCCCCCATAAACAACTTGCCCATGCTGTTGCAGCAGTATCTAAATGTGGAGTAATAATTGCTTGGTCTTGATCAGCACCTGCTGTTGTTGCTACAATTCCTGCTGATGTACTATTAAAGGTACATAAAGCAGTAGTCATATTAGTTCCAAGTGCTTCCCAGTTTCTATTCAAAGCTCTTTGAACTTCAACTGTTGACACTTGGTCAATATTTGCATTTAAACCAGGTCTTTGTAAAAACCATTCTTCTAAATAAAAACGTCTTGTATCTTGTGGATAATCTCCAAGAGTTCTATCTTGGATTAAACCAGTAGTAGAATCTTTACTGATTAATTTCATTCCATTTTGCGACCTTATAGGTCCAGAAAAGGTTGTATTAGCCATGTCCATTCTCCCGTCTTGGCAAATGTCAACTACATTATGTAGTTGTCGGTTAATTAGTTATATAATGAAAAAAACCAGATTGCAATGCAATCTGGTAAAGTTTTTATCTTGGGAGGAAATATTGAATAAAACAATATATCTACCTCTTACGTATCACAAATAAAAAAGGGTGGCAAGTGCCACCCTTCAAATCCCAGAATTTATTTTTCAGTTATGCACCTGGTGAACCAAATACACATCTTGGGTCAGAGAATCCAAAAGAATATCTCTCACGAGCTTTGTATCTCATGTTTCCAGTATCGAAGTCTGCTTCCATACCTGTAGATAAAGCTACACGCTCAAAATGTAAGAACCCACGAGGAGTATCTGTCATAATGAAGAATGCATCTGTATCAGTTAGGAAGTCATTGACTACATAACCTTCTGGTAACATACCCATATTTTTGAGTGCGTTTGCATCATTGTCTGAAGTACCAACTCTTAGTGTGGAGTTCATAATTCTCTCTGCAACGAACTGTAACTGTCTTGGAATAATTAATTTCATTCCTCTTAAAGCTACAATAAGACCTCTTTCGTCAACAAAGCCTGCAATCTTAATTAAAGCATCTTCAAGAGATGTTTCGTTAAGGTCTGCCGCAGTTGAAGGTTCATTCGCAAATGTCGCTCCATTTGTTAACGGATGATCTGTTGCACAGAGTTCTTTTCCATCACCACCAGTAACTGTACTATCAAACGCATTGTTCAATACAGATGCTGCTTTAACTTGCTTGGTGTGTGCCATTGATCTTGCCAAAGCTTTTGTGTATCTACCAGAAAGTCTGTCGTAGAGATTATCTTCTACAGCTTCTTCTGTGATACTAAATGCCAAAGCAATAGTCTCATGGTTATACCTTGCAGTATAAGCTTCATTTGCATCGTCAAACGATACTCCAGTACCTTCCGATTTAGTCGGTGCAGCACCAAAGCCAGATAACATTACTTCTTCTTCAAATGATCTGTCTGATGACTCTGTTGTGAAAATTTCAGAGTGCTGGTTTTCATACCTTGCATACTCCATTCCGAAAAGAGCATTAAGACCAGGCTCTAGCTCTTTAGATAGTTGTGCTCTACTTATCGCCATAATTAATCTCCTTTAAGAAATAGCAGCATCAGAATCTCCAGTAGAACTGAAGAAGATGTGATTGTTAATTTTAACGATATAATTGACCCCAGCAGCAGAGTGATCTGCATTTGTAGGATCATCGTGGATACCCAATATCATCAAAGGATTAGACGGATCTGAATCCTCCGCTGTAGATATATCGATCTGAGCAGTTGAAATACCAGTAGTAGTACTACCAGCTGCACCATTTTCAAGTTCTACTGTCTTGAAAATATCTGCTCTAGCAGTTGCTTTATTGGTATTTGTTCCGTCAGATGCAACAATAAATCGTTGCATAGGGTTATCGTACACAAAACCTTTTATATCGTGGTTAGTGTCTGCTGACCCAGAACCAGGCCATGTGTTAGAGAATTTAAGTTTTTTAGTGGTGTTATCAACATATTCACAACCAGCAAATACACCAAGATACTGTTTAGTATCACCAGTTGCATCACCAATTGCTATAGTCCCACCTGTTAATTCAACAACAACAGGTGATCCTTGAAAAATAGCTGAAGCATCACTCTTTATGAAATACTGATTTACTCCATCAGCAGTCGTACCGCCAAAACCATTAATTGGTTTTAAGCCGAATTTTACGCTTGTATTAGCCATAAAATGTTACTCCTAAGTTAAAATTAAAATTTCATTAGGATTCAACTTTTCGGTTGCCTCCAAATGTTACACGACTTTGCCTTTCCTTTTGGATTGGCATCGAAGGATGTGACTCCTTCATTAAGTTTTCATCAACAGCCGTCATTTGGTTGCGGGTTCGACCCCGATAGTAATCGTTTCTTTCCAATGCCGTCTCTTCTGGAATCCTAGCCAGTATCAAACCTCCTTGACCAATCACACCAGCATGTTTTCCTTCTGTAATAGTAGAAAAATCACTGTCTGGATATTCGTCAGCACGAACAGGTTCCCAACCTTCTCTTAACTTAGCGTGGACGTTCATTTGATCCTCCTCGCCTCGAATATTGGTTCTTATCCATCTCTGCCTATATCCCTCTGGTGGTTTTGGAGCATCAAGTCTGCTCGGTGGTGACCAGGGTTTTCTACGGGTAGCGTCTGCCCGTGTATTCGCTTCTCTTTTAGTTCGATCTGTCATCGTCTATTCCTTTACATATTTAGCGTACTCTTCAAGAGGTACATTTAGCTTTTTAGCCATTGCCACCTGTGAAGGAGACAATCTAACAGTTCTGCGTCCCTGTTTTTTGCGTGAAGCGGAAGTGTCAGCAGGAGCGACCCTAGCACTTCCTCCGTTTGCTCGTTCAGTTGTAAACTTGTCTGGGAACAAGCCTTTTAACTGACGATCAATTTCATCATAGTATTCATCAGACGAAAGGTCAAACCCTTCTTCAGATAATTTTTGATGAATACCCATTGCTGTACTTGTCATGATTTGATCTTCACCAAACCAATCATTCTTTTCTGCCCATGCCTGCGCCTTTGGATCAACAGGTGCCTGTTGAGGTTGCGCTTGTACTTCTTCTTTAGGCTGTTCAGTAACTTGCTTTGCCTGTGCATCTTGCCTATCTTTAGCTATTCTATGACGTTCCTGCTCTATAGAAATCTTTGAAAGCGCCTGTTGTGCGTCAAACATCTTATCAACATCACCAGCATCATGTGCTTCTCGATAGTTCTTTTTTGCTTGATCAAGCTGTGCATCAAGACGAGTACCATACTCTGAGATATAGCCTTGATCTAAATTATTTAAGCGTTCTTTAAGTTTTTCGTTTTCTAACGCTGCTTCCTGGGCCTTCCTCTCGGCCTCTTGCTTGGCTCTTTCTTCGTTTTTGTACTTGGTTGTGAGTTTTTTGATTCTATCTTGTGCCCTTTTACCGACATCTTGTAATTCTTTGTCATCTGGCTCGTCTGCTTTTTGTTCAACTTGTCCAGAACTAGGTTTATCTTCTGTTGTAGAATTAACAATAGGTTCGTTGTTTTCTTCCAAAGTAACTTCAACATCTTTTTCCTCTTGGGTTGTTTCAACTTTTTCTTCAGCTAGGTTTTCTGACATGTCTTATTCCTTATATATGTTTAATATCTTCTGGGTCTAAAATC